GACCACCGAGACGCTCGTCGAAGTCAGCCCGGGCGAGCCCCGCGACGGCCATCCCACCTACAAGTACAAGCTGACCTGGGCCAAGAAGGGCCAGACGCTCACCCCGCCCGACACCTTCTGACCATGTCCGACAAACACTGCGTCCTGATCTGCGGGTTCGCACGCGCCGGCAAGGACACCTTCGCCCGTGGCCTGCTGGCCGGGGCCAAGCACCCCATCGACACTGTGGCCTTCGCCGACTCCCTCAAGGAGGCCCTGCGCGTGGCCGCCAACGACGTGGGCATCGACGTCAACTACGGCCGCGAAGAGGACAAGCTGCTGGACCGCCCGCTCTTGGTCGAGTTCGGCCGAGCCATGCGCCGACGCAACAAGGACGTCTTCGCCGCGATGATTGCCCAGGAGCTCTCGCACATGTGCGACAAGCATACCTACGCCGTCACCGATTGGCGCTACCTCAACGAGTACAACGTCATCAAGGCCGCGTGCGACGAGAAGGGCATCAAGCTGCACACTGTCCGCATCGTCCGCCACGGCTGGCAGGCCGCCAACGAGGAGGAAAGCCAGAGCATCCTTGAGATCATGGAGTCGGTCCCCTTCGACGAGACCATCTACGCGACGAGCGGAGACCAGGAAGGCGTCCTGCTCCACGGCTACCGCACCGCCCAACTCTGGCACCTGTGAGCATCGACCCCATCACCCTCGCCGGCTACGGGGACACCCCCGCCGATCTGTACGACCTGTCGAAGAAGTGGGCCATCACTCCCGCCCGCCTCAAGTTCCTCTCCCGCTGCCCTTCCGGCATCCACCGCAACTGGCTCAAGGACCAGGGCAAGTGGACCCCCGTGGAGAAGCGCATCGCCGCCAAGTGCCGGCTGGCCTACCGCCAGAGCTTCACCGCCCACGAAGCGGCCGAGATGGCCAACGTGAAGGTCGAGGTCATCAACGCCTTCCTCGAAAAGGTCGGCGCCACGTGGCCCGCTGGTTGCCGGCGGAAACTCGCCTGGGGCGGCGGCACCACCTTGAACGCCCGCCGCGAAGGAGGCAACCTGCTCGCGTCCAACGTCAAGGCCACGCCCCAGCGCAAGACCAGCGACAGCGTGGAGCAGACCCTGCTCAAGGCCCGGGCCTGCGGCCTGACCCTACGTCAAGCTGCGGCCGAGTCCGGCATCCCCTACCCGACCCTCTACGCGGGCTCCCGACGCCTGGGCATCACGATCGCCAAGGTCTACCGCCCCCGCACTGTGAAAGGCAAGGTGCGCCTGTGAGCGACGTCAAACGACATAAAGCCGTAGGAAGCGGCATCGTAAAGGCTGACCCTAAAGGTGATTTGGTGCTGTATGTAGATTACGCCCGCCTCAAGGCCGAGGTCGAGCGGCTGACCGCCTTCACCACCCGCACCATCATCCCTAACGAGGAACTGCAAGCACAGGTCGAGCGGCTGACCAAGGCGGAGGATAAGATGATTGAGGTCACATACGTTAAAGGCGTCGCAGGCGTTGATAAGAAGGGAGGCCAGCCGTGACTTCCCAAGAAAACAACGCCATCTTCGTTTTGGCCTTAGCAGGCGGCGGCTTGCTTGGTGTCGTTATTACATGGCTTATTTACTTCATCAGCAAACGCTTCATCAAACCGACTGGCGAGAAAACCTCGTTGGGCCACCCAAGGGGATAAATCTATGACTGAACCCATCCGCTTCGTCTTCGCGTCCGACTCCCATGGCGACATGGTTTGCAAGGACAGCATGGCCGCGCTCATGCAGTACATCGCCTTCTTCAAGCCCAACCTGGTCATCGCCGGCGGGGATCAGTACGACTTCCGCTCCCTCCGCCAGAACGCCAACAAGAAAGAGACCGGGCAATCCCTCAAGGAGGACATCAAGGCCGGCAACGAGTTCATGCGCCAGCTCGGTCGCGCCGCCGGCAAGAAGGCCCGCAAGGTCTGGCTCCCCGGCAACCATGAGGCCCGCGTGCATCACATCATCGAGAGCGAGACCAACGCCCTGCTCGTCGAGCGCGTAGAGTCCGTCTGGGAAGAGGTCGAAACCAACGCCCGCTGCTACGGCTTCAAGGAGATCCTGCCCTACCACGCCGAGGAGGGCATCCTTTCCGTCGGCCCTGGGCGATGGGGGCACGGCTATGCCTTCGGCGCAGGCTCGACTGTGAAGCAGGGCCTTCACTACGCCCCCGAGGGCGGCTTCTGGATGGCCGGCCACGACCACACCCTCGCCCAGGTCAACCTCTCCAAGTTCCACGGCGGCGTGGCCTTCTCCGCTGGTTGCCTCTGCGACATCCCCCGCCAACGCTACGCTGGCACGCGCATGATGACGTCAAGGTGGGGCAACGGCTTCGGGGCCGGCATCATCGACGGCGACGATTACAAGTGCTGGCTAGTGCACCGCGTCGGCCGCCGCTGGATCATGCCCACCACTGTCAACTTCTGGGACCCCCGCGCCAAATGAGCCAAGGAAGCAGCATCGTCGCCTCTTTCCGCGTGAAGGACGACATCCTCGACGCCATCGTCTCAGAGATCCAGAAGCAGGCCGAGAAGGCCCCGCCAGGCTTCCACCCCATCGACTACTGGGAGAAGCGCTGGAAGTGCAAACGCTCATGTGCCAAGCGCTACCTCGGCGAAGGCGTCAAGGCCGGCATCCTGGAGCGCATCGAGCTGCGCCGCTACACCGGCAAGTACGTCCGCCGCGCCCCCTACTACGGCCCCGCCCGCAAGAAGGCTCGACAGAAGCCCCCCCGCTAGGCATACCCCTCCCCGCAAGCCATGCAAAACCCCGACGACCTTATCGCCCGGGCAAGGAAGTACCTTGCCACCCTCCCCGAGTCCATCGAAGGCCAGAAGGGCCACGACGCCCTCTTCCGCGCCGCCACTGTGCTGGCCCACGGCTACGCCTTCGACGACGCCACCGCCCTCGACCTCCTCCGCGAGTACAACAACACCAAGTGCTCGCCCTCCTGGGACGAGAAGGAGCTGGAGCGCAAGATTCGCGAGGCCGGCCGCCGTGCCCACGACAAGCCCAAGGGTTGGCTGCTCGACGGCGCCAAGCCCCACGTGCCAGACTTTAAACCAGCCAGCCCCAGCGTGAAGATTAGCCAGCCGCCAAAGACCGCCACCCTTGCCGACCTCCCTCCCCCCTCCTCCCCGGCCGTCGTCGCCCCCTCCGACTTCCTCACCTTCACCGACTTCCTCTTCGCGGCCTTCCGTCCCGACGAGCAGGTGCAGATCGAGACGCCCGCCGACCTCGGCGCCGATGGCAAGGGACGCCCCGCCGGCAAGGGCATCGTGAAGACGGCCACCGACTGGAACAACCTCATCGGCCTCGACGCGCAGCTCGACGGCGGCCCCGCCGGCTCCTTCGTCCGCATCAACCCCGTCAAGGACGCCGACGGCAAGGACGCCAGCATCACCGCCTACCGCCACGTCCTGCTGGAATGGGACACCGGCACCAAGGAAGAGCAGCGCGCCCGCATCGCCCGCTCCAACCTCCCAGTCACCGCCATCGTGGACAGCGGCGGCAAGTCCGTCCATGCTTGGGTCCGCGTGGACGCCAAGGACCGCGCCGAGTACGACGCCCGCGTCGCCCAGGTCTTCGCCCTCTTCGCCGACTGCCCGCCCGACAAGCAGAACAAGAACCCCTCCCGCTTCACCCGCCTCCCTTGCGCCTTCCGTGGCGACAAGCGGCAGGCCCTCATCGACATCAACCAGGGGTTGCCCAACTGGGAAGCGTGGACGGCATGGAAGGGCCAGCATGACGAAGCCCTCCAGCAGGCCGCCGACGGCACCGAGGTCTTCGACCTGGAGCAGATGGACGGCTTCGACTCCGCCGCCGACCCCACTGTGCTGGTCGGACGTGAGCGCCGTTGGCTCTGCAAAGGCTACGCTCTCCAGATCGTCGGCTTCGCCGGCACCGGCAAGTCCACCCTGTGCATGCAGATGTGCACCCACTGGGCCCTTGGCCTCAACCTGTTCGGCCTCCAGCCCGTCCGCCCGCTCAAGATGCTCCTCATCAATTCCGAGAACGACTTCGGCGACATGTCCGAGATGTACGCCGGCTCGACGCGAGACTTCACAATGGGCGAGAAGGCCCGACTCAAGGAGCAGCTCTTCATCGTGCGCAACACCAAGGCCCGAGGCGCCGCCTTCGTCGAGGCCCTGGA